TGCACTTTGACGAAACAGATGCTCAGCAAGAAACTTTAACTGCTGGTTCTTCTATCTCATTTGTTTTATTACCAGAGGGTAATGATTCAGGAGATGCAAGTTACACAGGAACAGGAATTGTTACAGGTATGAGTATTAATAACTCAATGGACGCAATCGTTTCAAGAACTGTTACTTTTCAAGGAACTGGTGCATTAACTGTAGGTACTGTATAATCCTAATTTATGTCAGTTATTGATAGAGTTAAATCTCATTTTGAAACTCTTAAAACTATCACTATTGAAGTTGAGGAGTGGAAAGACGATCATGGTAAAGCTAGTGTATTCTATTCAGAGCCATTAACCCTTGAAGAAAAAAACATTATCTTTAAGAAGTCTAACAACTTTCAAGATTTAACTGTTCTTGTTGATTTGCTTATAATGAAGTTGCAAGTCAAAAACGAAAAAGGCGAAATGATTAAAGCCTTTAGCCCAGAAGATAAATTTGCACTTAGAAAAAAAGCTGATTCAAATATAATATCAGAAGTAGCCAATAAAATTCTTTTAGATACCTATTTCGAGGAAGCCGAAAAAAAGTAAATAGCGACCCTGAAATAAGGTCGCTTTTAATTGTTGCAGACAGACTACACATAACAATACAAGAAGTTCTTGATATGCCTGTTAGCCATTATCATTTGTGGTTAGCATACTTGAAAAAGGAAGAAGAACAGTATAAAACGAAACAATCATTAGCAGAAGCAAGGAATTTAAAATAATGGCAAATCAAAGACTTAATATAGACATTGTAGCAAAGGATAAATCCAAACAGGCATTAAACAATGTTCAAACTAGCTTAGAAAGAGTTAAAAGGTCAGTATTTAATTTAAGAAATGCTTTTATAGGTTTAGGTGCTGGTCTTGTTATTAAAGGTTTTGTAAATGCTGGAATACAAATAGAAAATCTTGAAGTTCAATTAAATGCTTTATTTGGTTCAGCTAAAGAGGGTAAAAAAGCATTAAAAGAAGTTACTGATTTTGCATCAGGTACACCATTTGAACTTAAAAATATTCAACAAGGTATAACTGCACTTGCTACAGTTAGAAAAACAGCAGAAGAATCTGGTGTATCATTTGAAGAACTTTTAAAAATAACAGGTAATACAGCAACCATTCTTGGTGGAGATTTTGCTTTAGCATCACTTCAAATACAAAGATCATTTAGTGCTGGAATATCATCTGCTGAACTCTTTAAAGAAAGAGGTGTTAAAGCTATGGCTGGTTTTAAAGAGGGTGTTAGAGTTAATACAAAAGAATCAATACAAGGATTAAAAAGAGCATTTGGTACAGGTGGAGAGTTTGGAAACTTAATTGATGATTTATCAAGAACATTATTTGGAACAATATCTAACTTAAAAGATGCTTTCTTTATTTTCCAAGTAGAAGTAGCACAAGGATTTTTTGGTGCATTAAAAGATAATCTTGGAGATTTGAAAAAAACTGTTGAACTTAATAGAAAAGAAATAGCAGAATTTGGTTCTATGATTGGTGCTGGTCTAAGTTCAGCAATACAAGTTACAGCAAGTACATTAAAGTTTCTTAAAGATAACTTAGAATTAATTATTACTTCATTAAAAATTTTAATTGCATTTAAACTTATTAAGTTCTTTTATAATCTTGCTACTGCTATAGGTGTTGCAACAGTTGCTATGAGAAGATTTAACATGGCAACAAAAGCAAATATTATTATTGGTGGTGCATCTTTATTACTTTCACAATTAGATAAGATAGTTTCAAAATTAAGAGAAATAGGACTGTTAGAAAATGAAAGAAAATTCCCTAAAATTCCTGGTGGCAAAATACATGAGGGAATGACAATTACAAAAAAAATACCTGAATCAACTTTTATGGATAAAATAATATTACAGGGTAAAATATTTAAACAAGTAATAACAGATGTTAATTCAACAGCATTAGAAGAAATGAAAAATAAATTTTCAAGTGTAGGAGAAATAATTGCTAGAAATATAAATGAGGGAATAAAAAAAGTTTCAAGATCAATAGCAGAATCTATTATACTTGGAAAAGATTTAGCTGAAACATTTAGAAAAATGGCAGAACAAATATTAGTTAATATTTTAGCACACTTTATTGAACTTACTGCAAGAATGTTAATTGATATTGCCTTACAAAAAACAAAATTAAATACAATGAAAGCACAAGAATCATCATTAAAAAGACAAATTGCACTACAATCAACTCTTATGGCTTTAGGTGGTGGCTTTGGTGGATTTTTTGGTGGTTTTTTTGCAAAAGGTGGTGCTGTATCTAAAGGACAACCAATTGTAGTTGGAGAAAATGGGCCAGAAATGTTTGTACCAAACTCAACAGGACAAATTACACAATCTGCTAGAGGCACAGGAAATGGTGGTGCAGTAAATGTTAATTTTAATATAACAACAGTAGATGCAAAAGGATTTGATGAATTATTAGTTGCAAGACGAGGAACTATATCAAGAATAATTAATGAATCTGTAAATGAACGTGGTAGAGAGGCAATAATATAATGGCTGGTGTGTTTCCTATATCAAATTCTAAATTTCAAACTTTAGGAATTAAATCTGTTCAAAAAACTTTATTATCTAAATCTGCAAGTGGTAAAAGATTTGCAAGACAAATAGATGGACAAAGATTTTTATTTACTGCAAATATTATAACTTCAAAACGATCTGATGTTTATGGAGAATTAATGGCATTTATTATGAAACAAAGATCATCAAAAGAAACATTTACAATAGTTCCACCAGAAATTTCTAATGCTAGAGGTACAGCAAGTGGTACACCAAATGGTACTGCATCTGCTGGTGCTACTTCTATTACTTTAGGTGGTTCAGGAACAGGAACTTTAAAAGCTGGAGATTATATAAAATTTGCTAATCACGATAAAGTATATATGATCGTTGAAGATCAATCAGATATTTCAACAGGTACAATTACTATTGAACCACCATTAAGAGAAGCTGTATCAAGTTCTGATATAACTTATGATAGTGTTCCATTTACAGTTTATTTAGTAAATGAAATGCAAGAATTTGGTGGCATAGGTGCAGACAAAGATGGAAATGTATTATACAAATTCGAATTAGATGTTGAAGAATCATTGTAGATGAAAAAATACAAAATTACTCACAAAATAACTGCTGATTTTATTGCTGAAGCTATTGTTAATGAAGATCAAATAGATGCTTCAATTAATGATCTTAAAGAATACAAGAAACCCAATAGCAAATTTGAATATACTATGTTAAAAGGTACAGAAAGTGTAACCCAAACAAATTACGAATTATATGACGAGAAACTTAACGACAGCATTAAAAAATGAACTTGCTAACTATGTATTACGACCTGTTCATTTATTAACATTTAATTTCACTACTCCTGTTAATTTTACTGATTGTTCATTTGCTTTAACAAGTGCTGTATCTGGTTCATCAGTTACATATAATCCTCAAGGTTTTGTAAAAGGATTATCTCAATTTTCCGAAGAAGTAGATATAACTAAATCATCTTTAAGAATAGGTTTATCTGGTGTAGATCAAACATATATCTCTATTGTTCTTAATGAAAATATAGTCAATGATGCAGTTCAAATATTTAGAGGTTTTTTAGATTCTAATAATTCACTAATAGCTGACCCTTTTCTTTTATATGATGGTCAAATAGATAAATTTGAAATTAACGAGGGAGAAGATTCATCAGAAATAATATTTACTATTGTTTCACATTGGGCTGACTTTGAAAAAATATCAGGAAGAAAAACAAATCCTACATCACAGAAAAGATTTTTTAATACAGATGATGGAATGGAATTTAGTTCACAAACAGTACAAGATATAAAATGGGGTAGAGAATAATGGAAAAAGATATGTTAGCACAATTTAAAAATTGGTATCTAAATTCAGGACAAGTTAATAAAATTTTTACACCTTTTAAAAATCCATTATTATTTATAGAGGGAGTATCTGGTGTTGTTTTATATAGAAAAAAACCATTTCAAGTAGAATTATTTATTTGCCAACCTAATACATTTATTCCAGAACATACCCACCCTGACGTTGATAGTTTTGAATTATTTTTATATGGAATGAAATTTACTCACAGTGGCAGAACAGTAATTAATTTAGATGAAGCATTAGAACAAACAAATGATATGCCAACTCATGCTTATAAAACAATTAGAGTTAAACCTAACGATATTCATGGTGGAACTTCATCAAAAAATGGTGGTGCTTTTATATCTATTCAACATTGGTTAAATGATATAGACCCAAGTCATGTAAGTTCTAATTGGAGTGGCGATACTATGGGTAAAGAACATAAATTACAAACAGGATTATAAAATGATTGTAAGAAAATGGAAAAAAGAAGATTTTAAAGATATGATAAATTTAGGGGAAAAAATGTGTAATGAGGGTGCTTACAAAAATGTATCATATAGCAAAAAAAAATTAGAAACAATGGCAAATAAATTAATAGATAATGATAAAGGTATGGGATTTGTAGCTATTGATGATAACGAAATAATTGGCATGATGATAGTTTATTTAAGAAATTATTTTTTTAGTGATGATGTTTTTTGCCATGATTTATTGTTATATGTTGATCCTTATAAAAGAAAAAGCATAAAAGTACCTGTAAAACTAATTAATATGGCTACAGAATGGGCTAAAGAAAAAGGTGCTAAAGAATTTAGACCAGCTTCAAGTGTTGGTGTAGAAAAAGAAAAAGTTGCAAAACTTTATAATTTTATGAAATTTGAAAATGTAGGTTATGTATTTAGAAAAGAGTTATAATTATGTGTGATAGTCCAGGCGATATAATAGATGATGTAATTGATACGATAACAGATGTAGTTGATTCTGTTATAGGTTGGATAAAACCAGATGTAGAAATACCTGATTTTGGACAAGGAGATTTTGATAATTTTGAAAAAGGTATTTTATTAAATAAACAATCTAATGATGCATCTATTCCTGTTATTTATGGAGAGCGATTAGTTGGTGGAACTAGAGTATTTGTAGAAACATCAGGAACAGATAATACTTATTTGTATGTTGCTTTAGTATTAGCAGAGGGAGAAATTAATTCTATAGAAGAAATAAGAGTAGATGATAAAGTTGTTACATTTGCAACTCCAAATCCAGCCCCATTATCAGGAATTTTAGCTGATGGAATAGCAGTTGAAGTACATAGTACAGATGAAAATTTTTATTTAGCTGACCCAACTGTAGATGATAGTTCAGCAGAAAGTGTTATAAGATTAGAACCACATTTTGGAACAGATAGTCAATCTGCATCAACCTTATTATCTACTTTAGAATCATGGGGTACTACACATAAATTATCTGGATTATGTTATTTAGCAATTAGATTTAAATGGAATCAAGACGCATTTACAGGAATCCCAAAAGTACAAGCTAAAATAAAAGGTAAAAAAGTTAAAACATATAATGGAAGTTTAGTCGAGCAATCAGCAACTTATCAAACTAATCCAGCTTGGTGTTTATTAGATTTTTTAACAAGCGAAAGAT